CGGCGGAACGAACGCCGACACGGTGGTCATCGAACGCGAAAACGCCACCGTCCGCAGGCTGCTTCCTCTCGAATGCGAAAGACTCATGGGCATGCCGGACGACTACACGAAAATCCCGTGGAAAGGCATGCCGGAATCCGAATGCCCCGATGCGCCCCGCTACAAGGCGCTGGGCAACAGCATGGCGGTCAACGTCATGGCCTGGGTCGGACGGCGGATTCAACAGGCGGAAACGGAGGTCGGCGATGGCGGAGAATGAAATTGATTTGAAGCAGAAAGCCGGTCAGCCGAAGTCGGCTGAAATCGACGGGCAGAAGATCGAACAGCATCCCTTGCCGGATCAGATCGAACTCGACCGCTATCTCGCGTCGAAAGAGGCCGCCAGAAAAGGGCGTGGCTTCAAAATCACCAAAATGCGAAGCGGAGGCGCGTGATGCTGAAAACGATACGAAACTTTTTCACGCCTCGGGAGCGGCCGCCGGTCAAGGTGGTTCGCGGACGCTACGACGCGGCGCAGACCAACGCCGACAACGCCAAGCACTGGAAGGCCGCGGAATTTTTAAGCGCCGACGCCGAAGCTTCGAGCGAAATCCGCAAAATACTGCGAACCCGCGCCCGCTACGAAATCGGCAACAATTCCTATGCCCGCGGCATCGTGCTGACCTTGGCGAACGATTCGGTCGGCATCGGGCCGCGCCTGCAGATGCTTACGGAAAACGAAGAGGTCAACCGTCAGATCGAACAGGATTTCATGCGGTGGAGCAAACAGATCGGACTGGCCGAAAAGCTCCGCACCGTCCGCGTGGCGAGATGCCAGGACGGCGAGGCGTTCATCCTGCTGGCGCAGAATCCCAATCTGCCGAACGAGAATGTGAAGCTGGACTTGCAGTTGATCGAAGCCGACCGGGTTACGGAGGACAAGTTCAACAGCGATCCCAACTGCGTCGACGGCGTCGCGTTCGACGAGTTCGGCAATCCCAAATCCTACCGGGTTCTCAAATACCATCCCGGCGGAGAATACGCCATCTGCGAGGACGAGGGACGGGACGTCCCGGCGGAGAATATGATCCATATCTTTCGAGCCGACCGTCCCGGACAGCATCGGGGCGTGCCGGAAATCACTCCGGCGTTGCCGCTCTTTGCCCAGCTTCGCCGCTTCACGCTCGCGGTTCTGTCCGCCGCCGAGGCGGCGGCCGATTTCGCGGGCATCCTCTACACGGACGCTCCGGCGAACGGCGAAGCGGATTCGGTCGACGCGCTGGACACCATCCAGCTTGAACGGAACATGCTGCTCACCATGCCGGGCGGCTGGAAGATGAGCCAGCTCGACCCGAAGCAACCGGCCACGACCTACGCGGAGTTCAAGCACGAGATTCTGAACGAAATCGCCCGCTGCCTGAACATGCCGTACAACATCGCAGCCGGGAATTCGAGCGGTTACAACTACGCCTCCGGGCGACTCGACCACCAGACCTATTACAAGGCGGTGAGAGTCGACCAGGCGTTCACCGAGAACGTGGCTCTTGACCGGATTCTCGCGGCGTGGCTCCGGGAATACAGTCTCGCAAAGAGTCTCGAAATTGAGTCCGGCGAACAGTCGCACACATGGTTCTGGGACGGCATGGAGCATGTCGATCCGGCCAAGGAGGCGTCGGCGCAGGAGACCAAACTCAATAACCGCACGACCTCGCTCGCGGCGGAATACGCCCGTCAGGGCAAGGACTGGGAGACCGAGATCCGGCAGATCGCCAAGGAAAAGAAACTTATGAAGGAGCTGGGCGTCGAGGCGGCGGAAGCCGTCCAGAAACCGCAGGCTCGCAACGAGGAAGAAAATGAACGAACAGAATGAATTTCTTGAAATCACCGCGTCCGCCGACGGCAAACGCCCCTCGGTGAACGGCATGGCCTACTCCGGCGGCAAGATGAAGCTGCCCGGCTGGAAATATCCGGTGGTCGTCGATCTCGCGGGCATGAGCATTCCGGAATCCGTCCCCTTGCTTGCCAATCATGAAAACCACACCTCCAGCCGGGTCGGCATGGTCGTGGTGCGGGTCGACGCCAACACGCTCGCGATCTCCGGCGAAATCGTGGCGGAGGGCGAAAAGGCCGACGGCATCGTCAATCAGGCGAAGGCCGGAGCCGACTGGCAGCTCTCCATCGGCGCGGACGTCGAGGAAGCGGAACTCGTGAAAGGAAGCCGCGTAGTCAACGGCCAGGAACAGGCCGGGCCGTTTTACCATGTCAAAAAATCCACGCTGCGGGAAGTTTCGGTCGTCGCGGTCGGAGCGGACCGCTCCACCCGGCTGAAAGTCGCCGCGGCATTCAATCTCAAAGGAGAATTCATCCCCATGAACGAAGAAGACCAGAAGGGCGAGACCGCCGTCAAGGCCGAAGCCGATCTTGCGCTGCAGGCGGCCAAGACCGAACGCGAGCGTGTGATGAAGATTCGCGCCGCGTGCAACGGCGAGTTCCCGAAGATCGAGGCGCAGGCCATCGAAGAAGGCTGGACGCCGGAGGACACGACCGCCAAGGTCTTGACCGCCTACCGCGCCAAACAGCCGGTGGCGACCGTCAATGTCATCGTGAAGAAAAACATTGATCCCGACAGGAACGCCATCGAGGCGGCGGTCTGTCTACGCGCCGGGATTCCCGAGGACGCGCTGCTGAAAGCCTACGGCGAACAGACGCTTGAGGCTGCGTATCCCGACCGCGACATGTCGATCTCCGGCATGATGCGCGAATGCATGCGGATCGACGGCATGGACGTGCCGCGCCGCTTCGACAACGAGACCATCAAGGCGGCGTTCAGCACCGTGAGCCTGCCGGGGATTCTCTCGAACGTGGCGAACAAGAAGCTGCTTCAGTCCTACGAAGCACAGCCGGTCATCGCCACGAAGCTCTGCGCCACCGGCGATCTCAACGACTTCAAGGAGACCGACCGCTTCCGCCTGACCGATGTCGGCGACCTTCAGCCGGTGGCTCCGGACGGCGAGATCAAGGACGGCGCCATCGTCGAAGAGGCGGCGAAGAACCAGATCGACACCTTCGCCAAGAAGTTCTGCCTGACGCGCAAGATGATCATCAACGACGACCTGGGGGCGTTCCTCAAGGTTCCGGTGGCGATGGGCAACCGCGCCGCCCGTCTGATCGATCAGCTGTTTTTCAGCCGTCTGCTGAAGAACCCGACGCAGTTGGACGGAAACGCGCTGTTCCACGCGAAACACAAAAACATCCTGACCGGGGCGAATTCCGCGCTGTCCGCCGATTCGCTGAAGAAGGCCGTCCAGCTCTATCTCGATCAGGTGGACGCCGACAACCAGCCGATTTCGGTCGAGCCCCGCTATCTGCTCGTGCCGACCGCGCTGAAGCATCTCGCCATCGAACTCACGAAAGGCGCGACGCTGATCATGGCAGGCGGTGCGGAGAACACGGTGCGTCCGGCGCTGAACGTCCTCGCCAACGAGAACCTGCAGATCGTGAGCTCCCCGTATCTGGCGAACTCCGCCTATGAAGGGGCGAGCCAGACCGGCTGGTATCTCTTCGGCGCGCCCGGCCAGGTGGACACGTTCGAAATCGGCTTCCTCAAGGGCAAGCGCACCCCGACCGTGGAACGCGGCGACCTCGACTTCAACGTCCTGGGCATGTGGTTCCGCGTCTACTTCGACGTCGGCGTCCGCGAGCAGGATTTCCGCGGCATGGTGAAAGCCAACGGCGCGGCCTAATCCCAAGACCCGGGCGGCGTTCCGCCGTCCGGCGCAATTCAAATTCAAAGGAGTTTCAATCCATGTACGCTCGATATGTGCAAAAAGGCGAAGCCATCGACCATATGCCCGAGACCGCCGTCGCCGCAGGCGATGTGGTCGTCGTCGGCAACCTGATCGGCATCGCCCGTCTCGACATTCCCGCCGGAGTTCTCGGCGCGCTCGCCGTGGTCGGCGTTTACGATGTGGCGAAAGCGGCCGGAGCCGTTGCCACCGGAACGCCGCTTTACTGGGACGCCGCCAATAAAAAGGCGACCGCCGTTGCGGCCGGTAACCCGTATCTCGGCAAGGCGACGCGAGCCGCCGGAGCCGCGGACGAAACCGTCAGGGTACTCCTCAACGCGCCTTACACCGCCACCGTGGCGGAGTAAGTGGCGGAGTAATCCGATGGGCATGCTGGAACAGGCCGCCGAATGGCTGGAAGCCGAAAAGCGGAAGTCTCTCGCCGTCCCGATACGCTATGTCCGGAAGAACGGCGCGGAGCTTGAACTGAAGGCCGTGCGCGGCCGCACTCTGTTCCGGGCGGAAAACGAATACGGCGTGACGATCCGGACGGAGACGCGCGACTTCCTTGTCGCCGCCTCCGATCTGCCAGGCGATCCCGAACGCGGGGATCTCATCCTCTGCGACGGATTCCGCTACGAGGTTCTCGCCCCGAACGGCGAACCGGTGTGGCGCTGGTCGGGTTCCTGCCGTCTGACGCGGCGCATTCACACCAAGGAAACAGGAGAAATCGAATGAACGGAGATGTACCGAGCCACGCCGAACTGTGGGAGGCGATCAACCAGTCCCGCATGGACATCGCGGAACTCAAGGGGATGGTCTCCATGCATTTCCGCGACGGCGAACACCATTATCCGCCCTGCAAAGCGGCGGCGAATATGCAGAAGACCATGCTTTCGGCGGTCGGAGCCGCCGTCCTCGCCCTGCTGGCCGCCGTGGGCGCGCTGTTCATGGAACTGGTGCGGAGGTGAGCGATGAGCGAAGTATTGAAAATGGCGGAGGCCGTCGCCGCCGAACTCGCGGAGTATCACGCGGAAGTAATGTTCTTCCCGGAATTCGAACTCCGCGAACTTGAAGCGATGCGCGTGGCGGTCGTCCCGACCGGAACGGAATACAAGACGGTCAGCAGGAGTTCGCACGAAGAACTTCTGAAAGTCCAGATCGGCTTTCTGAAGCGCGGCTGCGAGGACGAACTCCCCGAACTGCTTCAAATGGTCGAGGGACTCGGCCTCGGCTTCCTGAACCGGAAACTGGCGGGCGCGACCTGCGTCGGCGTAGCCTACAATCCCATCTATTCCCCGGAGCATCTCCGGGAGCGCGGCCAGTTCACCAGCGTGATCGAACTCACGTTCAAGCGGTTCGGATCGTGAAATGCCGCGTCGAGTTCGACGAACGCCGGATCATCGTCGCCGTTCAGAACGGCAATATGACCGCCCTCCGCCGGGCCGGAGCCTACATCCGCAAGGCCGCCAGAAACCAGGTTTCGGCCTCCGAAAAGGCGTCCATGCCCGGAACGCCGCCGCACACCCGGCGCGGCCTGCTGAAGAACTCGCTCCTCTTCGGAGCCGAGAAGCGGACGCAGTCCGTGGTGATCGGCCCGGCGGAGAGCTTCATCGGCACCGCGATGGTCGCGCATGAGTTCGGCGGCCGCTACCGCAAACGCCGCTATCCGAAACGTCCGCTGATGGGGCCGACGCTTCGGAAGACGGCATCGAAACTCCCGGATCTCTGGGAGAAATCTGTCAAACCATAAGGAGCATTTCCCATGGCAATCGTACTTGGCCTGGATGCCAAACTGCTGCGCGGAACCGCCGGGGCGACCGGCGCGACCGAGGTCAAAAACGTCAAAGACCTGACCTTGAATCTTGAGTCGGGCGAGGCGGACGTGACCACCCGCGCCACCAAAGGCTGGAAGGCCTCCGTGGCGACCTTGAAGGAGGCGTCGCTCGAGTTCGGCATCCTCTACGACACCGAGGACGCCGACTTTCAGGCGTTCTCCAGCGCCTATTTCAACAACACGCCGCTCGCGCTCTTCGTCTCCGACGGGGCGGGCAACGGGCTGGACGCCGACTTCTCCATTACCGGGTTCTCGGTCGAACAGCCGCTTGAGGAAGCCTTGAGCGTGTCCGTCACCGCGAAACCGACCGCGTCGACCCGCGCCCCGGCCTGGAAGACTGGCAGCGGTTCGTAAGCGTCCGAACACAATCAAAAACCGCCTTAACAAGAAGAGCTTCCCATGAAGAGTTTTACCGACAACACCGGCAGGGCGTGGCTCGTCAACGTCAATGTCGGGACGATCAAGCGGGTCCGCGCCCTTTGCGGCGTCGATCTCGCCAACATCATCTCCATCGAATCAGGGCAGAAGCCCAAGATCGAACTGCTGGAGCGCCTGGCCTCCGACCCCGTGCTGCTGGTGGACGTGCTGTATGCCGTCTGCAAGGAGGAGGCCGACTCCAGAAACGTCTCCGACGAGGAGTTCGGACGGAGCATGGCGGGCGACGCCATCGAGTTCGCGACCGCCGCGCTTCTGGACGAGATCATCGATTTTTTCCCCGAAGCGAAGCGGAAGGTGTTCCGTCGGATACTCGACGCGACCCGCCGCTTCGAAACGAAAACGAAAGAGGCGCTGTCGACGCTGCTGGCCGATCCGAAGCTGGACGCGCGAATCGACGCCGCGCTCGAAAAGTTGACGACCTCGTCCTCGAACTTGCCGGAATCTGCGGAGTAAATCCCGATCCCTACAAGCTCCGGGAACTGGCCGCCATGGCGGAGGCGCGCGGCTGCTTCGAATGGGAGCAGACCTCAAGCCTCATGGCGCTGATCGTCAATCTCGTGCGCAATCCCAAGAAATCGAAACCGGCGAAATCCGCCGATTTCAATCCCTATCGGCATACGCCGAAACCCATAACCAAAGTTCCGCTCACCATACTGCGGGACGTATTCGTAAAGGAAAAGTCATCATGAAATTCATCGAAGTGTGCGGCTCCATTCTCCTCGGCGTGTGGATCGGATTCTGCGCCATTTTCTGCAACGGTCTGATGGCCAATCTCGTGGCGAAGCATTTCATCCTGCTCGACCGTTACGGCCAAGTCGCCATCGTCGCGGCGGCCCAGTTGGCGCTGTTCATCCTCGCCGCGATCTGCGTGCAGCAGGCGGGCGTCCTGCGCAAACGCGCCGCGGTCATCCGGGCGGTGAACAACGCCGAACACGGCAAGGAAATCCTGAAGGACATCGACTACGACCTGCGCGACGACGTCAGGCATCTCACCCGCTGATCTGCCCATTTTTCATAGCGGAATAGGCAGATACCTCCGGGAACGGGCAGATAGATAAAGGGAATTCACCATGTCATTGTCATCGAACATCCGCGCCGGAGCGGCCTATGTCGAGGTTACCGCCGAAACGAGCAAGCTCCAGCGCAATCTGAGCGTCGCGCAGGAACAGCTCAAGAACTTCGGGCGTTCCTGCGACTCCATCGGCAAGGATCTGCTGATGCTCTCCGGAGCGATGGCGCTGCCGTTCGTCTTGGCGGTGAAAGGCTTCGCCGGATTCGACGACCAGATGCGCCTGGCGAAAGCGGTGACCAAGGCTACCGCCTCCGAGTTCGAATCGATGACGAAGGTCGCCGAGAAGCTCGGACGGGAAACTTCGTTCACCGCGAAGGAAGTGGCGGACGGCATGGTTTCGCTGGGCCGCATGGGCTTCTCCCCGAAGGAAATTGAGGAGGCCATCCAGCCGACGCTCGACCTGGCCCGCGCCACCGGAACGGAGCTTGGAGAAGCCGCCGACATCGCGGCGAACTCCATGCGGATATTCGGTATTGAGGCGGACAGAATGTCCGAAGTCGCCGACGTGCTGACGGCTACGGCGAACGGTTCGGCGCAGACGCTGACCGATCTCTTCGAAGCCTTGAAGATGGCCGGGCCGCAGGCGAAAGCCGCCGGAGAGAACATCCGGGACACCAGCGCCGCGCTCGGCATCCTCGCAAACATGGGCATCAAAGGCTCGCTGGCCGGAACGGCGCTCCGCAAGAGCTATTCGCAGTTCGCGAGCGTCAAGGTTCAGGATCAGCTCAAGGCGGTCGGCGTGGAAACCGTCGACGCCAACGGCGACCTCCGCAAGATGGCCGATATCATGGCCGACATCGGCAAAGTCATGGCGACGATGCCGAGCGCGGACAAGATCGCGTTCGCCGAGGAGATTTTCGACATTCGCGGCTCGCTGGCCGGACTCTCGCTCGGTGGCAACGTCAAGGATTTCGAAGCCTTCATCGCCAAGCTTCAGGACATCGACGGCACGGCGCAGGCGACCGCCAAGGAGATGGAGGACGGGCTGGGCGGTTCGTTCCGGGAGCTGGACTCGGCGGTCGAAGGAGCGATGAACGCCATCGCCAAGGCCATGGAGGGGACGCTCAAGCCGCTGGTGGACAAACTGACCGCCGCAACGCTCGCCGTGGTCGAATGGATCGAAGCGAACGCCGGGACGGTCACCGCCCTGGCCGCGGCGGTCGCGGGAACGGCGGCGCTGGGCGTGACGCTGATCGTTGTCGGCACGGCGGCGAAAGCCATGGCGGCCGGTCTTGCCGTGGCGCAGACGACGCTGGAGGCGTTCACCTTCCTACAGGGATTGTGTGTTGCTCAGGGAACGACGCTCGGAACCTCGCTGTCGCTGCTCGGCCAGGCCTTCGCGAACTACCGCAATCTCGCAATTCCGGCGCTGGTCGGCACGGAACAGTTGTGCGCGGCGTTCGGCGTCGCCAGTTCCGCCGCGAACCGGACGGCGGCAAGTCTCGTCCTGATGGGCAACGCCGAAGCCGCGGCTGCGGGGAAATCGATGCTGGCGGCAAAGTGGCAGGCGGCGGTCAAGGCGATGCAGTCGTTCAGCGCGGCCAGCCTTGCGGCGACAGTGGCGACCAAAGCCCAGATGATCGCCGAGGCCGCTTCCGCGGCGGGGACGAAAGTCCTTGTCGGGGCGCGAACATTGGCGGCCACGGTTACCGCTTTCTTTTCCGCGGCCAATTTGAAGGCGGCCGCAAGCGCGACCGCCGGAGGAGCGGCGAATCTCTTCCTCGCCCTGACGACGAAAGCCGTGGCGGCGGGTTATCTGGTCGCCGGAGCGGCAGCCGCGGCGTTCTGCGCGATTCCGATCAGCTGGGTTCTGATCGGCGTCGGCGCGGCTCTGGCCGGTGTGGTTCTGTGGCTGTCCCAAGCCGGGAAATACACGGCGCAACTTTCCGACAAAATGGAGACTCTGCGTCAGAAGGGCGACGAACAGCGTCAGACCGACCAGACGCGGATGGAACGCTTGAAGCAGCTGGCCGAAAAACAGAAGCTGACCAACGCCGAGACGGCGGAAGCCGAGAGTCTCACCAAGGCGCTGTCCGGCCGCTACGGCGACTTCGGAGCCGGACTCGACAAAGTCGCCGGGAAACTGAATCTCGCCGCCGATGCGCAGGAACGTCTCAACGATGGGATGAAGAAAGCGGCAATGGCGGAACTCGACGCCGAAATCGCCGAGTTGGAGGCCAATCTCAAGGAACTCCGAGCCGAGGACGACGCGCTGCTCTCCTATTGGAATCACAACCTGTGGAGCCAAATCACCGGTCGTCAGGAGGAGGCGGTCAAGAAACTGGAAGCCAACGGCGACCGCGCGGTGGCCTACCGTCAGAAGATCGCCGCCGCCCGGACGCGGCAGCAGGCCATCCGAGGGGGCGACGAGGACGCCGTCACCGGCAAGGAAGCCCCGAGCGCCGGGGAAAACGTCGAAGCCGAAAAGCAGCGGCGACTGCGTTCGAGCGAGGATGCCGACTCGGCGGCGAAGAAGGTCGCCGAGATCGACAGGAAACTCGCCCGCGAACGGCAGACCGAATTGCAGAACGAGATCGACGACATCGTAGCTCTGCGCGACGAATATAAAGCCCTGATTCAGACCATGCTGGACTACGAAAAATCCAAGCCGGAAGAGAAGCAGGACAAAGGCAAGATCGCCGAACTCGAAAAGAAGATGGCCGAGGCGGACAGGACCGCCGAGGAACGCATCGCCGCCGCGCAGGAAAAAGCCGCCGATAAGATGCGAAAGGACGTCGAAGATTTCCAGCGCCGCTTCGAGGAAACGGAACGCGATGTTCAGGCGAAACGCGACGAGGAAGCCCAGGATCGTCAGATCGACGATACGCTGAAGACCGACAAGGATGCCGGAATCCAGATGCTGCAGGGCATGATCGAGCAGTACCGGCAGGCCGCCGAAGCGGCGAAAGCGCAGTTCCAGCAGGAACTTCAAACGGCGCAGGCGGACGGAACCATCGACGACGACGAACGGCGGAAGATCGGCGAGGCGCAGGAAGCCTATTCCCGCGCCGAATCGCTGGTCGACAAGTATTCCGGCAAGCTCAACGACGCCCAGGACGGGACGCGGCAGGCCGCCGACACCTCCAAGGTTTCCGGCAGTTTCTTCGCTGAAGCTCTGAACGCGATGCTCGGCGGCGGCGGAACCGAGGCCGAACGCACGGCCAGCGCCACCGAGCAGATGGCCAAGCAGGGCAAGGAAACCAACAAGCTGCTCAAGAAGATGGATTCCGGCGGCACGGCTTTAACCTACTCATAACGGAGATTTTCATATATGGCGACACGCGTGGAGCAATGTTACGGAGAACATTCCAAGTCCATCGACAAGAACGGGAAATACACCGGCGTCGAAATCCCGTATCTGGTGTTCGAGGCGGAAGACGAGGACGCGGCGCTGGCGGCGGTATTGACCGAGGCTCCGCAGACTTGCAAGGAACTGCCGCTCGACAGCATCGAAATCGACGAACGCGAGAACGACACGACTTTCAAAGTCAACGCGGTCTACCGGGACGAGGACGACACATCCTCCGACGATGAGGACGACGAGGACGAGCCGACCGTGAGTTTCGACTGCGGCGGCGGCACGAAGCATCTGCTTTACGGCCTCGCGCAGCGGAAGGTCTTCGGCGACAAGGACGCCGGAGGAGCTATCGGCTGGAACGGCAAGTCCGGCGACGACAGCGAAATCGCCGGAGTAGACATCCCGACCGCCCAGCTCCGCGAGACCTACACGAAACCGATGCGTCTCAGCCGCCTTTCCACGGGTTACAAACGGAACGTGGCGGCGCTGGTCGGCAAGGTAAACTCCGGCTCGTTCAAGGGCTGGAGCGCCGGAGAAGTGATGTTTCTCGGCATGAGCTACAGCAGCCCGGCGAAGAAGTCGAAAATGGTGACCGTGACCTTCAACTTCGCGATCCAACCGAACGAATCCGGCGCGAAGATCGGCGGCAAAAGCGTCAGCAAAAAAGGTTTCGAATACGCCTGGGCGATCAGCAAGACGAGCGCGGCGAACGGTTCGCCGAAGGTCGAAGTGGAAGGCATCTACGTCGATCAGGTCTGCGAATACGCCTCGTTTTCCGCCCTGGGATTGTGAGGTGAAACATGGCGTTCTTTCCCGACGTGACAAGGGGCGACAAGTTCAAGCCTAACGCGCTTCTGAGCAACAACGTCCGGCATATCGTCAACGCGATGAACGGCTTCTCCGCGAAGCCGCTTTTCGCCACCGGCGGCATGATCCGGATTCAGGTCTACAACAACACTTCAACCGTCATCGCGGCGGGGACGGCGGTCAACTTTTCCGAAAACGGCAATCTCTGCGACGACGCCGTTCCCGCCGAACCGCTGAAGGACGCCGCGAAGCCGTGGGGAGTGACGGTCAATTCGCTCAAGGCGAACGCCATGGGCAGCTGCATTCTCTGCGGTCCGGCGAACGTGACGCTTTCCGGAACCGGCGACTACGCCGAACCAAGCACGTCGAATCCGGCGTCCTTCACACGGGGCTCCACCGGCGCTCCGGTGATTTTCGCCGCGAACGGCAAAGGCGTGATTCTGCTCGGTGCGATTTCGCAGGACGTCTACGACGGCCCCTTCGCGTTGAGCTACGACACCGAAACCAAACAGGTCAAGGTGAAGGCCGGATACATGTCCCGGAACGGCGACTTCGTCGGCGTCGCGGAAAAATCACTGTCGCCCCAGACCGGAACGATCTGCGCTTTCAGCGATCTCGACAGCGAAGGCAACTGGTCGACGCCGGAGATCAAATTCGCCACGCCGGACAAAAACAGCTTTCCGGTCGGAAGTTGCGAAGTCAAGGGAGAATCCGTGACAGTCTGTTCGTTCCGCGTCCCCGTGGCGATCCTCGTCATCGCCGATGTCTGCAACTCGACGAACTGAGGCGATGAAATGGAATCGAACAAACTGTGGCTCAACAAGGACGACCGGACGCTCATCAGAAAGAAAAAGAACGGACGGCTGATCGCCTGCTGGGTCTGCCCCTGCTGCCGTCCGCGCGTGATCGCGTCGAAGATCACCAACCGCAGCAACGGAACCGAAACCTGGACTTTGACCGCGTATCAGGGCGACAAAATCGGGTTGCCCGGCGGTCAGTGGCGCATCCGCGATGTCGGCGAAGCCCATCACAACAATTCCGATGCCTCCTGCAGCGGCAGCCAGTATTACGCCGGAACCATCGACGAAAACGGGAAGCTCGCCGGTCTGCCCGACAAATTCGTCTCCAACTACTCATACAACGGCTACATGGAGCTTCAGCAGGGCTGCGTCCAGGAGGACGGCAGCGTCAAATGGCCGTGTCCGAACGGATAAGTGAAAGGAATCCAATATGTTTACCTTCAATGACAACCGATATACCCATATGCCGTTCGCCTGTCCCGATGAAAACGGCAATCCGAAAGAGTTCTGCTGCATCCTGACCGGCGGTGTGTGGAAGCTTCATCACTTCACCGGCAAACGCTGGAAACGCGTCCGGACCGGACTGCCGGACGATGCTTTCGAATGCGGCCCCTGCGCCGAATTCGAGGACGGGATGTGGAAGATTTCCTTCGTCGCCGGAGGCGCAAAGTCCGACCGGCAATTCAAGCTTTACCGGATGCTCGGCCTTGACGCCGAACCGATGGTTCAAGTCGCCGCCGATATCGGCTTCGTCTGGAAAGACCGGGTGGTCCATGCCGGACGGCGCGGCCCGGTCACGATCATTGAGCCGGGGCGGACGATCACGTTGGTGTTGCCCGGCGTTGAATATCTTTACCGCGTCTCCTACGATCCGTTCCAGCCAAACCGCCTCTTGATCTCCGGGCAGTTTCCCGGCGGGGAGATTTTCTCCTGGGCGTATCAGCCCGGCATGAAAAAACTTTATGAAGTTGTCGCGGACGGCGTTCCCGCCTACAAATGCGCCTTTTACGAGGGCGACTGCTACTACGCGAAACACGAGGCCGGATTCGAGGAACGGCATATCGTCCAAGCCGAATCGCTGGAACTGAATGAGCTTCCGACGGAAGAACACATTGTCGAGACGGAAGAATTCACCTATGCCCGTCCGGAAAACCCGGAGTTCGAATAATGGGCTGCAACTGTCACGGCAAAAGCGGTGTGGCGGTGACGCGCACGTCTCCCTTCGACCAGTGTTCTACCTGCGCAAAGAAACACGTGGTGAAGGCGTGGAGCCTCTTCCATGAATTTCTCTACGCCGACGACAACCGCGACACGATTTCAGGGCAGCTCCGACTCGCCGCCGACCATCTGATGTACGACCACCGGGACACCGCCGTTATGGCTCGCGATCTTGCGATCATGATCGAGGAGAACCGGGACGCGGCGATCACGACCGAATGGACTGACTTGCTGGCGGCAGTCCGCGAGGCATTCAACGCCGACCATCCCGACGCCGTCGAACGC